TATGGCATTGACGAGCTTGTCCTGTAACCCCTCCCCCCTCTAAGGAATCTATTACCACCTCCCAAAAGACAGGTTTCCGCTCACCTAACCGAAAAAATGTCATAAATGTCATAAGTAACTGGAAATGAGAGAGATACACACGCAAAAGCGGGTGCAAGCGTTTAAGTGATGGCAGAGAAAAAACAGACAACAAAGAAAGCTAAACCACGTATTCCCAAGGGTTTATGGAGCACGGCTGACGTGTGCGAGCAACTCCATTTTTCTATGTCACAGGCTCGCAACCTGTTAGGCATGGTGCCAATTGCAAAACAGACACCTAGAGGGGACAAATACTACGACCCAGAAAAGGTGCGGGAAGCTCTCAGCAAAACCCGCAACACTGGCAACCACGCTGAGGAGGGGAGCCGTGAGTGGTATGAGGTGGAGAAGCTCAAGCGCCAAGTGGACAAACTGGACCACGAACTGGACAAGCTCAAAGCCAAAGTCATACCAGTGGACGAAGTGCGGGAGGGAGTCATGAAGCTGGCTATGGAATTCCGCAAACACTTGGAAGAGCAGGCCGCCAAACTGCCCCCACTAGTAGCAGGTCTGGAGCCTCAAGACATTCAGGGTGTCATTGATGGCTACAACAAGTCTCTCTTGGCCACCATAAGACAGGCACATGGACAGGTTGGTTGATGAGTGCGTCCTGTCTGCCCTAGCTGAGCGCAATGCTGGAGGCATAGCAGACTGGGCCCTAGACAACGTGAAGCTGAGGGAGTCACCCTACGGGGGGCAATTTAGAGCTGATGAGACTCCATGGCTACTGGAGCCCTTGGCCGCCCACGCTGACCCAGGAAACCAGACAGTTGTCATGTCATGTGCTGCCCAGACTGGCAAAACCGTCAGCATGTCTGTGGCTATAGCCTACAGCCTAAGCCAAAACCCCAGCCCACATTTGGTGACTTTTCAGGACGAGGACTCCTACAAGGACTACTCAAAAGAGCGACTGCAGCCCATTCTAGAGTCCTGCCCAGCGCTGAAAGACCAGTGGCCAAGCGACAGGCACAGGAAAACAATAAGCGAGGTTTTCTTTCACAGTTGCACCCTCAAACTAGGCCCAGCCAACAACTCATTTTTGCGCTCTTGGAGCATTCGCTTCCTCTATGGTGACGAGGTGAGCGCCTGGAGGCCTGGAATGTTAGCCAGAGCCAAGGCTAGGACAACCCGTTACTGGAACCGCAAGCACTGGTTTAGCAGCACCCCTGAGCTGGTGGGGGACGACTTTGACACGGAATACAATAGCGGCACCTGTGAGGTGTGGCACTTGAAGTGCCAAAGCTGCGGCAAGCTGTTTGCCCCCAGCTTCTACGACTGCATGAGGTGGGAAAGCAACGAGACAACCAAGCCAGGAGGTGTCTGGAATTATGAGGAGGTAGCCAAGACTGTCACCATGGCCTGCAGTCACTGCGACCACGCGCACACCAACACTGAGGCAAACTGGAGGCAGATGGTAAAGGGTGGCTATGTGGCCACCAGTGAGAACAGCACCCCACGGGTAAGAAGCTTCAGCTTCAACCAGCTCACCTTGCCTCCCAGCGTCATGCCCTGGAGTGACTTGGTGATTGACTTCCTGAAAGCCAAACAACACGCGGCTGCAGGCTACACCCAGCCCTTGAGAGAATTTGTGACTCTCAGGCTTGCTGAGAGCTGGAAACCTAGCAACCACATAGAGACTGAGCGCATTGAAGTCAGTGACGGCTACAAACCTGAGGACGCTTGGGAAGACGAGCACACCCGATTCATGACGGTGGACTGTCAGAACTACCTGGAGGAGTTCTTCTGCGTAGTCAGAGCTTGGAGCAAGGGCGGTGCCTCACGGCTGCTGGCATTCAGGCGCGTCAGCTCGTTTGACGAGGTTGAAGAACTCCGCAAGGAGTTTGAGGTTGCACCTCAGAGGACATTCCTAGACGTGGGCTACCAGAGGGCAAGAGTTTTGTCTCAATGCGGCAGGTTTGGATTTGTGGGCTTAAGGGGAGAGGCCTCCCAAGACTACGCACACACAGGAAGTGGGCGCACCATTAGGCGAATTTACAGCAAGCCCACCAGGGTGTCTTCCACAGGCAGAGTAGCCCCTCCCGTGTTTAGGTGGAGCAACCCAAGCGCCAAGGACATTCTAGCAGCACTCAAGGCAGGCAAGGCTCAGTCATGGGAAGTGTGCAAAATGGACCCAGAATTGGCTGAGGAGTATGCCAAGCAGTTAGACTCTGAGCGCAAAAAAGAAGTAGTGGACAAACACGGCAGAGCAGAAATGCGCTGGGTGTCTTTCAGGGCAAACCATGCCTGGGACTGTGAGTGCATGCAGGTAGTTGCTGCCTGCATTGCCAAGCTTCTTATTGATGAGTGACACACTCCCCCCCTTCTATAGATGGGGGACTTACGCAGTTTTCTCAGATTACAGAGCAATAGCTGGCTTCTGACACTCAAGGAACGAGTGGCAGACGCTGTGCTTTCTGGTGCCGTTACCACCTCTTTTTCCAATGCTTCCCAAAGCGGCACCCGCGAGCTTGTCCTACCCACAGAGGAACTAGCGTCCCAACTCACAGACGTGCTGCACGAAAAGGGCCTAGCCACAGGCACCAAACCCGCCCGCATGACTTTTGCAAGGTTTTCCCGTTAGCATGGAACTCTACGACCACAACGGGCGAGTCCTAGACCTGACGCCCAAGAAGAAAAGAGCCAACAGCTTTAGCGGGCACTACAGGGGCACTGAAATAGGACGATACAGAACCTATGTCCCATACACTGTCAGCGACTCAACGCAAACCCTAAACAGAAGCCAGAGGCGTAGCCTCATGGGGTTTGCCCGTCACCTCTTTAACAATAACGGACTTGTGAGAGGAGCAGTGGCTGACCTGACACGCTACTCAGTGGGCTCAGGGCTAAGGCCTCAGGCCCAGTCTGCAGAAGCCCAGGCCTATGAAGACTACTTCAGCGAATGGGCCAAAATTTGTGAGGTGACGGGGCAATTCACTTTTGGGCAACTCCAGAGCCTAGTGTCCAAGCGCATGGACATAGACGGTGACATTGGCCTGATAATGGTTGGAACAGGCAACAGCTTTCCACAGCTCCAACTAGTAGAAGCCCACCGTATTGAGTCTGAGACCTATGACGCCAAGGGACATGACGGTGTTAATGTCAGCCCAGCTGGCAGGCCCACAGCCTATGAGGTGCGAGACGGGGACAGTGACTACCGCCGCATAAGCTCCAACAATTTCATTTTGATGTATGACCCAGAACGGGTCAGCCAGCTCAGGGGAGTCACAAGCCTAGTCCATGCCATTGCCCACTTGAGGGACATGGACGACTTGCTGGAATTTGAGAAGGTAGGCACCAAACTCAATGCCTCGATTGGCATGGCCATCACCAGCCAGGGCGGCGTTGCAGACGATGGCAGCGCCTTAATCGAGGACGGCTATGCAGCGGCAGACACTGGAGACCTCCCGTGGCAAACCTTTGAGCCTGGGATGATTCCGAGGTTGAAGATTGGGGAGTCCATTGAGTCCTTTGCCTCCAACCGCCCCTCTAGCACTTTTGTGGGCTTTATTGAACACCTCACGCGCGAAGTGGCCACAGGCTTGGGGCTGCCTTATGAGTTTGTCTGGGATATTTCCAAAGGCACAGGCAGTGCCTCACGTTTTGTGCTGGAAAAAGCCCAGCGGCGCTTTGAAGAGCGGCAAAACCTCATAGCAACCAAACTCTGCAACAGAGTGTGGAGTTGGGTGATTGCCCGAGGAATAAAACGAGGCGAGCTGCCACCCTCAGAGAACTGGTGGAAGGTGCGCTGGCAAACACCCAAGCGCATTACCGTGGACTTAGGCAGGGAGGCCAAGTCCAACCATGACTCCATAAAGCTAGGCCTCCGCACGATGTCCCAAGACGTGGGCGAGCTTGGCATGGACTGGCAAGAAGTCAGAAGCCAAGTGGAGGCTGAGGCAGTGGACTTGCTTACCAGAGCACAAAGACTTTCCAGTGAGTATGGGGTAAGCATGGAGACTGCCATGCACCTCCTCTCACAACGCACACCCAACCCTGTATTTGCAGACAGCAATGAAACACCGATTGACCCACAAGCTGCAGAATGAGGTGTGGGCAATTCGCCCAGACTACCACTCTGCATTGACTGAAGCCTCAGCCTACTTTGATGAGGACGAGGAATACACGATTGAACCCAACCGCCCGCCACAAGAGGTG